TCAGTTAACAAATATCTTTGTCCGTTTACAGCATTAGGCAATGTGGATTTTCCAACTGTTACTCCAGGACCACTGCGTAATGGATTAACAACGGCATCAATTGCCTTTAATGAATTTCCAGGTAAAGTATCTGAGTCAACTGTAAACAATAAAATATTATCATCTGTTGGATGATAAGCAACTGTACCTACTATTTCTGTATTTGTTACAGGATTTTCTAAACGTATTTGTGAAATACCGCCTTCCAACACTCCATATTGATCTACAACTGCTTTCCAACTGACATTGCTTACTTGCGTTGATATTGCGTCAAATGAGGTATTTTTTACATCTTCTACGGCACTTGCCTTAAGAATCTGTAATTGATTGCCTATATACAGTAATTGATAGCCTTGTGGTGTTATCTTTGCTCTAGTACCCAACAATATATCATCGCTGTTAAGTGCATCAAAGTTATCTAGATCATCCTCGTCAAACACGCCTGAAATAATTTTATGTATGACACCCATTTTCTTAACACGTGCTGGTAAACTGATCCAAATTGGAATAGTAAAGTCCATTGAACATATATCAATTGGATCATCTGTACCTACAGGTACTTGTCTACTACTCCAGGTTACATTGTTTAACTCAACAACACTTAAACTTGTCCAGTCTAAATAGTTGTCTGTGCTTTGTATTTCCATACTTGGATTAAACAGTGGAAGTATTTGTTCAGTTAACTGTAATTTTTGATGTGTATTTGATGTCCAAATATCCAAACGTATAGTCAAGTTGTATGGACTTGGCATAGCACGTTCCACAGTAAATGCATCGCCTTGGCGTGACTCATATGTTTCTGTAGCACTGTTGTATTCTCTTTGTCTCACTTGAACTTTACCAACAAACTGTGGTTCTTGTACTCTGTCACGAGCATAATCAAGTCCAGTGATATAAAAACTCATCATTGGTACATTTAATATACTGCTTTGTGAGTTGTTTTGAATAATGTTTTGTACTTGTCTTGATGAATCGCCGTATCTCACAGGCACAGTCAAGTATGTGATATTACCATCTGAGTCTTTACCGTACTCAACTTGATAGTTGCTAAACAATCTTGTGAATTGTAGCAAAAATCTTCTTATTTGAGCATCGTAATGAAATTGTACTGGCATCTTAGTTGTCTGCTGATGGTTTTAATAAATCGCTTAGTCCTTGTAGAGTTGGTATATCGCCTCTATCTTTTGTACTTAGCGTACTTGTGTCAGTAACAAACTTATTGCGTTGTGTATTATTATCTGTCTCGCCTGGAGTTAAGTTAGTTCTCACATTGTCTTCTACTTTAATCCATCGAGTACCATCAAATCTAAACAATCTGTTTGGAAAATAATCCAAACGTAACACATAATCACCAACTAAAGCATTAGGTGGGAATGTTGTTCCTGGTGTTACTGGTAATCCATTAGGTGGTAAATTATTTCCAGTTAAATATCCTGCTAACCATCCATTTGCTTCTGGACTGACAGCAGATTTATCCGCAGTTACTCCATCCATATCGGCAGTATAACTTGTGTTGTCTGCTTTGATACCTTCTGGATCGTCTGGGATTTTGTCTGCACCTACTGGTTCTATATAAAATTTACTTACATCATAACCACTTGACGGTAATTCTGCTACTGCTTGAGCAACAATTGCCTCATTTATTTCTGTGTTACGGTTATGTGTGCTTAATAATTCTGCTATTGTGCCTTTATCTAAGTCGTCTGCACTAGGAACTGCACCAGCAACAGTAAAGTCTTGATTTAAAGCATCTGTGCTGTCTGCGGTGTAGGCATCTGAATCAACAGTGATAGTAGAATCGTCTGCTGTGTACCATTTTGTTTGCCCACTGTCTCTTTGTGCCTTGTCGGCATACAAGTCCAATACAGATTTGTATTCTTGACTTCCTACTAGTGGAACTGCTTTGACTCTCCAAAGATGTGGTTGCCAAGTTTGTGAAAAACCTTCGCTGGCAAAACTAGCATCTTCAATTTTATACAGTTTTGGTAATGGAGTTTGTATTGACTCATCTAAAGGATGATAATCTTTTAAGTTTGGAACTTCAATGACATCGCCGTTCATTAACTTACGACCAAATATGTCAATCATTGTGTTGTAATGGAATGTTACAAACAGTGTATCGTTTTGTAGGAATAATCCAAACTGTGATAAATCAAAATCAATGTCTTGTACATTGTAAACACCACGCATTACATAGATGTCGGAGTCGTAATTGCGATCTCTGTTTTCTAACAGTAATATATCTTCAATGAATGTTGGATCGTCTAATATAGTTCCAGGTTGTGTTGCGTCGTAACCATCGTCTGTGGGATCAATCAAGTTGTCCTCTGATGATACTGCACCCAAATATTTGTGAATATAGATATCAATGCCACCAACAACATACATTTCTCTAATAGTTCTATCTAAGAATCTGTAATCGTTAGTTTTGTTGGGTCTGTATAAACTTAATCGTGGCATTTAGAACTTTTTCTGTAATTCATATTGTGTATTTATGCTTAAAATGAAATGCGTTTTACCTAAATTTTTTAATACTGACTAAAAAAATGCATAAAATACAGAAACGAATATAACTAACTATTAAAAATTGCAATTCAAATTTTAAATATGGCAAAAGCAAAAACAATTGATCAAAAAGGAATGGGATTCGAACCAACCTGGAATGACACAGAAGTCACTACAGCATCTGCGGTTATAAAAGCATTTAACTGGTACAACTATTTCAATGGATACAAAGAAGCAAAAGAATACATTTGCGAATACCTAACAAAGCAAGGTCAAAAAGATGTTGCTAAACTTGTCAAGAAAGCAAAAGATTATGATGTAACCAAATCAATTGGTTGGTTAACAAGAATGAGCCATCAAGGATATAAGTTACAAGAACAAGAAGTCAAAGCAATCGATACACACGTTGAAGAACTTGTTGCTAAGGCAAAGGACTTGATAGAAGAAAAAGAAGAAGCAAAAACTGTAACTAACAAACCAAACGTACAAGAAATTATGTTTGAACGTGCCATGGAAGTGGGCGGTGAGTTAGAAGGTATGCTGGATACTTACATTGCAGACGGCGTACAAGCAAAACATAAAATACAGCCTATTAAAAACTTGATGCAGTATTCATTGCTTCCACAACACGTTAAGTTGTTAATCGAAGGTTGGGAACAACACAAAAAAGAATTTGAAGAACTACAGACCACAGAAGATAAAGATTTGTTGGAATCATATAGTCATTTCTCAAAGGTACAAATTAGATATTTGATTAAGTTTTGTGAATTAATGATTCATGATTTGGAACAATACATAACTTGGAAAAAATCTACAAGAGCAAAACCAAAACGTAAACCAGTTCCTGTTACCAAACTTGTTGAGAAGTTAAAGTACATGACAGAGTTTAAAGACTTGGATATCAAAAGTGTTGTACCAACTAAAATACATTTAGCACAAGAAATGTTTGCTTATGATACTGCTAAACGTAAGTTACATTACTACAAAGCAGATGAATATAGTGGTGGACTCAGTGTCAAGGGAACAACTATAACAGGGTTTAGTACAGCAGACAGTTGTATGAAAACTTTACGTAAACCTGACAAACAGGTTAAAGAAATTATGAAAGCAACCAAACCGGCCACACGTAAATTCTTTAAAGACATCAACGCAGTTGACATAAAAGTCACAGGAAGATTCAACGAAAACATTGTAATCCTTAAAGTTTTTTAGTAAACTACGATTGACCTTTAACCTAAAAGGTAGTATAATATAGTTACTATAAACAAAAAAGAGGGGCACAACAATGGACACAATCCGTTATCAATCAGAGAAAACTGAACACATTAGACGTCACGGAATTATTGTCAAGGAAGGACGCAAATGGATGTCAATTATATTAATTGATTATCCAATCAAAGTAAAAAGAATACACATAGATGAAAAACGCAACATGGTAATCAATCCAGATGGTGTCAAGTTATCGGCAACCAAGAAAGCATTACGTAGCATGGTCAAGAGACATTTAGGTTCAATGAGATACGCTCCCAAGAGTGTAAGGTTGGCACTGAAATGATCAATTCACAAGTAGTAGATAGAATCAAACAAACAGTTTTTAGAAAACCCAAGTGTGCTGACTTTAAATGTTTTATTCAACGCAAGTGGATGGAACACAAAGATGAGTTGATGCGTTGGGAAGCAAGACGC